ACGGCGGGTCTTTCTCCGCAGAGGCTACCGTATCCATCAGGCGCTCAAACTTCCTGATCGTCGTCTGAATCGTTGCTACATCACCGACCAGCGACCGTCCACCCGGTTCCCACGGAACATCGTCAACTGTGTACTGAATGATTGGAATATTCGGGTCCCAGTCGAATGCTGGACCGTCGTACATGGGCCTATCTAAACCATTCGATGAAATCATCAGTCGAAGGTTTGGATATACGCGGCAGTCCTCAGCCATTGCCGCACGCATGTAAGGCTGTCCATTCCTAATGCCCCCAAAAATCTGTTGCCCAATGTAAGGGACTTTATAGAACCAAGACGTTCCCGGATCGCCCATCGGCAGTTCATATCCGGTATTGTTAATCCGCGTATCACGAATAAAGGTCCAGCGAATCTCGGTGTAGAGGTTACCAAAAGACTTTCCTTGATCCTCAAGTTCTCCATATCTCCAAGTCGCCGCAAAGTCCTGCCGCTTTGCTTGGATCAGCGACTTGTAATTGTTCATGCCTACGGTCTGAAGTTTTCCTTGGAACAGAGGAAATCTTCCATACGCCTCGGCGATAGGCATGTAGTCGTAAACCGTTACCGCGTAGGCATCTTTAATATCATTAGTCCTCGACGGAATCTGGACTGGCATGACATCTAAAATACCCAAAGCGTCGAAGGTCATTTCCCTTGGACCGTATCCATATTCGGTCGGGCGAACTTTCGGCCAAAGGTAACCAATTCCCATTACGCTGGCGTATTGCAGGACTCTCAGAATTTGGATTGGGAAGTCAGATTCAAGGTAAACGCACTTGGCAACCTTGGTCAGCATCTCCGCCATCTGCTTGTACGAAGGGATATCAGAACCGTAGGTTGCGATCTCTCTGACTTCAGCCAAAGTTGTGCAAAATTTTGTTACGCTGTACCGTAACTCGTTTGTTATCAGATTGGACTTGCTTTTATCCTTAAATATTCCGTCAAAGACACGTAGATTGGATGATAGATTTTTATACGATTTTTGGCCCTGAAGGTAACCTTCGGCCTCCTGAATTTGGGTTTCGATCCAGCCCACTTTCTCGCTGGGGCGAGCCTCAAAGGCCGGGGTTTGCCACATTACCGTTTCTAGTGAATCAAGGAACACCAGTACATCTTTTCTCTCCCGGCAATCCACTTCCCGGTGGATTGTTTAATTCTTTTCCTTGCGCAATCTTACCGTAAAAACATTACTTAACGCGATATTTTTCTACATCCTGCGTCACTTCCTCCATCATCGGATTCCTAAAGGTCTTCCCTGCGTCTGGGCAGCGCCTCAACATATCATTCCATTCTTGAGGGGATTCGGGATAATCATCTGCAGTCGGATGCCTAATCATTCCTGCTGGATCGCTAGGAGATGAGGCGAAAGTTTTTTGGCACACATCGCAGTATCCATAGCCGTATACACGCATTGCCATTAGATTACCTTCCCATCTCGAACTCTGAATATCCACCCAGCATTCGGGCAAGTCTTGGCACTCTCCACTATTTTAGGAGTCATCTCAGCATACCAAGCGTTCTGAGGATGGTAATAGGTTCCCGCTGCCACGAACTTGTCTCGATTCTCTTGCAAGGCTATTCCGCAGTGATCACAGATGACGGCACCGTTCTTTTGGACGCTCACCGTCATTCCTGTTCATCCTTGTGTTTAATATCTACCGTCTGTCCGGGATCAAGCGCCCATACTGAAGGATTGTCGTATTTCTTCGCGAATAGCTCTCGCGACCTCTTACATACAGCTTTGTACTCTGGCCAAGTCATCCTTCCCATCTCTTTCAATTTGTCATCCGTAAGCGGTTCACCATCCCACTTGAATCCCTTCGATTCCATCCACACCTTGACCGTATAGTTGTGGCGCTGCTGTGGAGTCATCATTACAGGATCAGGTTGTTTGCCTGTCCTTATGGCGTCTCTGGTTTTCTCAAACCTATCGCGTCCACCAACGTGTCTCTTCCTGAATTCTTTGTAGTCAGGATGAAGTGTTATGAAGTGTAGAGAATCAAACTTTTTAACATTGCCAAGATTGGTGATGTCGCGATTTCCTAAATAGAATATCGGTCCCCATCCCTTGTACATTATTTTGGAGTCAAATTCATCTTCACTGCCATACAGCGTAGCGCCAGCATCGATAGATACGGTAATCCAAGGGGTCCAGACTGTTACCCATGGGCCGCTTGTTAGAAACGCGCTCCTTGAGTATTGCTTCCTTTTGTATAGCTTAAAGAATTTCACTTGCCCCCTTTTACCTGCCGCGTTCGTATCCCTCGCTATGAAGAAACTCTTCCCGCGTCATCTTCCGCCTGCTCTCAGCCCGATCCATACGCTCCAAATGCTTCTCAAGGAAAACCCTGCCGTATTTAGACTTAGAGTTCGCCATCAAATGATGGATTTGGCTGCGATGTTCCTTGGCGAATTGGCCTTCAATCTTCTCACGCTGTTCGTCAATCTTCGATTCTTTGCCGATGTTGTACTGGCGCAGACGATCTGACCACCGTTCGGCCTCAGCCGTACTATTGCAAACGACCTTGGTAAATCCTTTGCTAACAGGAAAGTTCTCTGGCGCTCCCATGCGAATCTCACCCGCTGCGTTGGTATAGTAAACGATCTTTGTACTCAACTGCGCGTTCCTGCTTCTCCACCCTGTAAAGTAGTCGCTCGTCTCTTGAGCCTGTACTACTCTTCTACCCCACCATTCACGGAGACGCTTTACCCAATACTCCAAGTCCTTCGGCTCTCCCGGAATCTCCATCCAGCGAGTAACCCCGCCAAGCGGGATCGTCTTCGTCCACCACCATTGTCCGTCTCTGTAGTGGGACAGGTGAACGCTAGAACCAACCAGCGCAAAGACTTGACGGTTTGTGTCGGGAAGACGCTTTTCTACTTTTCTCCACCTAAACATTCTTGTACTCCCCGTGCTCCGCAATCATCCGCATCATAATCTCATACCCCTGCACAACCATCGCGTCCAAATCTTCCTGCTTATAACCGATACGGACACGCTCGGTCCCAACTTCAATAGTTTCTCCCGGAACACTATCACCGTGCATCATAGATGGGAGAGCGCACCAGATAATCGGTCTATCCTTCGACGCTACGACTCCTCTCCATATGCCTACATAGCCGATGTCGTTTATGTCTGCATCGTTAGGAATCGCTTGCCAGTTATATATTTCAGCACGACCGCCCATTAGAGCAAACCATCCTCGAAAATTAGGCAGAGGCTGCTTGTAGCAGTCGAGTCCGACATATGCTCCCAATTCCTTAAGCAACGCCGTAGGATATGGAGGTTTGTTATCTTCCATGCGCTTGAAGGCTTGGAAGTGCGGAGAATCTGAGTGATCTAGTTCTGGTACTCCAGCGAAGTCGATCATACCAACTCTTCTCCTGATGGCGTTGGTAGAGGTTTTGCTTTGTCTTGTGGATCATTCCAAACTGATATGCCCTTATCATCTATTCGCATGTAGAGGGTTGACGGGTCGCATCCTCGTCTATCTGCAGCCTCGAACGCTCCACGCATAATCTTTAGAGTATGTGGAGGTATACGTACGTCGTTCTTAGAGCGTATCTCAAAATTTTTACTCATTTCTCCTCCTCGGGATTTATTTTCTCGACAGGATGATCTTTCAACCACTGCTTCGTCCGCGCACCGACGTACTCATCTTCCGATTCTTCTACATTAGGATCGATGATCTCTTCAATCGTCCTACGCCTTGCGCCTTGCAACTTACGCTCACGTTCGCCTTCCTCTTCCACTCGCGTGACGATAGATTCTTTTTGAACTTGCTTCTGAGGCCAGTAAACCGCACCAGCACGTCTCGCCTCGTCGCGCAGACCCTCAAACGCACACGCTATTCGCTCAAGTGCCAATAGCAGTCGTTCTTCCTGTTCCTGCTCCGTCATCGCTTATTCCTTATTCGCTTGCGAGAAATGTGAAATCCAACGCCCCGGCGCCACCTGCACGCATCGGCTGTGGAGGCGTGACCACCGGCATGACAGGCGCAGGCTGCTGGTACTCCGCATACATCGGAGGCAATTGTGGCTGTGGCGAAACTTGCGCCATGAACGGTACACTGGGCGGGTAAGAGGGAGTCGGCATACCAACTGGTGCCTGCCCCTTGAGAGCCTGAATTACCCTTACGTATTCCTGAATCTCAGCCTCGCAGCGCGCCAATTCCCCAAGGAGCTTTGCCTTCTCCGCGATCTTTTTAGGCAGATTCTTCTCGGCAAACGAAGACGCTACGCGCAGTTCCTTGGCCATCGGCCTAACGTGAGTCTTGACTGGTTTAGGTGGGGGAGCGACTACACTGGCATCGGCATCCTTGAATATCTCTGGAGGATCGTAGGGATGCTCCACCGTAAGCAAAACATGCGTTCCTTCGCCCTCCTCAAGGCTTTCACCGTTAAGGCACGCAGGACAATGCTTTTCCTTGGGCGCTTCAGGAGATTCCGCCTTCTTCCTGCGGCGGCGGCGCTTGATTACTGTCGTCTCAACAGGAACAACAGGCTCTGCCTCTGGCGTTTCAGAGAACTCGCCACCATCGGGAGACTGCTCCTCTGCTGGTGAAAGCAAAGCAGTCTCCGTTTCCGTCATTACCTCTACTACGTCTTCCATATTTACTCACTTACCTCATCAACGCCCATAGCATCCTCAATAGCACGGATGCAAGCAGAATCCAATATGCGATGGAGAGGCGTACTTCCATCCTCAGACTCGTCGCATAATCCGATTCCAACTCCTTTAGCGAACTCGTATTTATCAGTGACGACCCACTGTTTTCGAAAATTGCCGACGCTCTCTACGTAGGGATTGTTTTCATCGCTGATTTCAAAACAAAAAGCAAGAGTGTCTACGCCGATACGAATGACGAGTTGATCGCCTTCGACACCAACAGCCAGAGGTGCGCCAGCAGGAGTCTTAGATTCGGTGTCGAATTTACTCTTGTCTTCCATTTACTCAGAGACCGCGCCAACGCCAGCCAGTGACTTGTTGTAACGACGCTTACGCCGAACTGGAGTGTCAGAACCTTCTGCTGGCTCAGACTCAGGTTCGGATTCCTCCGCGACCTCAGAATTGTTCTCGACAGTCCGAATGCGAATCTCTTTCAAATTCGGTTCCAAGGGAATCTCGAATTTATCCTCGATTTCCAAAGGGTACACATCGTCCGCTGGGAAGGATTCAACCGCAGGTGCTCCAATAGGGGACGTGATAGAAATTTCCATCTCAACGTCGCTGATTCTGACAGCGTGCAATTTCAGTTTGATTGTTACCGTCCCCGAGTAGCCACCGGAGTACCCATCGGACTTTCTTAAATTGCAATCTGTAGCCAATCTTTTTCGAATCTGGGCTAGGACATCGTTCACAACTTCATCGCCGCCAAGCGGATTTGTAAAACTTTCGACTTCTGCCATGTTTTCTCCTCGTTCAATTACTGTTTAGAATATGCTGCGCCTTGTTGCATGTCAATCCAAATCACCAACCGATATGCTGTTGAGCATACATCGGCCTTCATTAGGATTTTTCCTCTTGCTATTTGGAACAGCATACCTTTTCTGTGAACGTGCCGTAAGGTCATCGTAGGTGTGCGAACTCAAATAACTCATCGCCGCCGCACGGATTCTATCGTCAAACTTTCCCTTCTGATGCTCCATCTTATCTCTACCACCAGAGACCATATGACGCTCAAGAGATTTGCATTCCTCAATTAAGTACTTAGATTTTGGACGATACCAGCCGCCGTTGAACGCTTCTACGAAACGATCCATCAGAATCGGCACGGTAGTCTTGTTAGAGTAGAATCCTTCGCGGTGCCGATTCTCATCTTTAACTTTTCTGCCATCAAGCCTACCTGGGGTGTAGTGCCAGTTGAATCCCATGATCTTCAATTGATTTTGACACGTATCGCCCGGCCCTTCCACCTGCTCGATAGTAAATTTAACTCCGCGAGGATTGCCTGATTTCTGACCGTAGTACGCCGCTACGCAGGCCATGAAAGGTACGGCTTGGCTGGGGGATAAGCGATTGGAGGTATATTCGCAGACCTGTGTATCGTAACCACCGCCTCTTCCTACCTTACTCATAGACCCGCAGAATCTCTCTTCATCGGGCTTTCCAAGTCCATGCGCTGTATCTATTCCAAGGCTATATTCAAATCCTCTTTGCGGCTCCTCAAAGATCAACAGACGATCCATCGTCTCGATTTCATTTTCCTCATTGAATGGAAGCAAGGGAACCATTTGCCAGTCGTATCGCTCGTTCCTGTTATTCGTCCAAGCGATGTCGATGATTGGTTTGGATTCGTCAACTGTACCCTCATCGGGATCAAATTTGTAATCGATGGAGTGCCCGATGATCGCATAGGACATCACTGGTTCTTTGCGCTGTTTAATATCCGCGCCTGTTACTCGATCAGTGATAACCTCATAAACATTTTCCTCAACTTCGGAAATCACTTCAGGATCAAACACTGTGTCATGGACGCCTGTTAAGGCTTCAAAATCGTCCGCTGGCATCCTCGCCGCGTGCTGCTGGAGAGTGTGGCGCTCACGAGCCTGTCTGTACTCAAACTGCCAGAACCACTGCTGCTCTAGCGGCATACGGTAATTAGAACCAGCTACCCTCGCCAGATAATCTGTGTTGCGAATGAAAGACTCACACCGTGCTACATGCTTCTTTGTCGCTTCCTCGCGCCTCTCATAGAACCCTACTGGAACAGGATGCTCTCTAATCCAGTCCGCCTGCGGGTACAGATCGGTTGCCATTGGCCATGGGATGAATATAGGACACATCCGAGCGTCACCTGTCGGGAAACTCTTCTTCTGATCTCGCCAGAAATCTGGAAACCAGCCCACGTTACCCGATCCAGTTCCTTCGAATACCATGAACAGATTTTTGTTTGAGTGAGTAGCAGGAAGCAAACCTTCCTCGATTACGTTTTTAGGATTCGGTATAAGCGTTATCTCGCTGATGTGAATACAGTTAGGAGTTTTACCCTGCGCGATACCCTTGGGCTGCATACCGGATTCGATGTTGAGGCGCGAGCCATTATGCAGTTCCTTCTTGCTTCTCCACGCAGGCACCAACCAGAATGGGCACCCTTTGTAGGCAGAGTTCAACTTAACTTCAATCTCTTTGGATTTCTCCGCCTGCACCGAAGCCATTACTGCAAGTGTGTTTGGAATGAACAACATACGGTGAATGAAAATCAAGGCGACCTTAGTCGTGATGCCCACTTGGCGACCTTTAAGACAATTGTGAGATACGAAGCCCTCTGCAATAAAGGTACGTGTCGAAGTTTGTATGTCAAC